AGCTCTTCAACTATCTCGTCAACACCCTCGTTCACGAAGCAAGTGGGAAACGTCCCGATCGCGTTCTCGTCGCACGGGAGCTCCACCAAGACGGTCACCCGCACTTCCACGCCTTCGTCGGCTTCGAGTCACAAGTCGACATCCTCAACCCGCGTTTCTTCGACTTTGAGGGCAAACACTGCAACATCCAATCTGCTCGTTCGCCCAAGCACGTGCTCAACTACTGCAAAAAGGAAGGCGTCTACCTCAACACCCCCAACATCTTTGTCGCAACACCAAAGGTCACGCCGCACGACCTGCTCGAAAAATGCGAAACCAAGAAACAGTTTCTCGAGGAAGCCATCAAACTCGGCTGGAACGTCGCCACGGGATGGACCGGAGTCTGCAGCATGGCTCAGTGGTACTACGTCGATCGCCACAAGGAGGAGGTCGCCAAATGCACGGTATACGACCCTCAGTTCGAAATGGACTCTTTTCAAGACATACCTGACGACGTATTAGAGTTCGTTTCACGTATTCGCGCCAGGGAGCCAGGAGCTCCAACTCGAACTTTCTCGCTATGGATGCACGGACCCTCCGGACTCAGGAAAACGGCCCTGGCGAAAAGTCTCGGAAAACATGTTCGTCTTGGGAACTCGTGGTGCGCGGACTCTCTGGATTTCGAGAAGCGAGCGCAATACCTCATCCTGGACGATTACTCCTGGGAGTCTTGGAAGTGGCAGTACAAAGCGCTCCTGGGATGCCAGCAAGATGTCGTCTTCACAGGAAAGTGGTTCAAGCCTCGAGTCTGCCCTTTCGCAATCCCCTGCATTGTCCTATCAAACGAACTGCCCCTCTTCACGCCCGAAGAAGATGCGTGGATCCGAGCAAATGTCCGTTTCGTCCATATCACTCAGCGACTTTCAGATCTGGCCAGAATCGGGTAATCCCTATGATGTTATACACTCTCCTTTGTAAAGGCCCCATATAACTGGGACCTTTTATTCAATATATATTTTACCTAAACCTAACCTAACCTAACCTAAACCTAAACCTAAACCTAATCCGTCACCCGCTTGTGCCCCCTCTGCTGTTATCCCATATTTATTTTACGTAAAACCTAAAGGGGGGGAAACCCCCCCATCCCCCCCCCCTCGCCTACGGCGTATTCATATATCCACTCTGATCTTGGTTACTCATCGGCGTATAGTACTGATACTTGCGCGTCACGTATACCGTAATGTTGGTCGGAAGCGCCGTCGTCGGGAGAGGAGGATCCGCTCCTTCCAAGCCCGGCACACCATAAACTTGATAGAAATACCCATGAGTAGTAAAAGGAATAAAGAGCTGATTCCTAACATTCTCCGCGTTAATTCGTCGATTTCGTGCATCCTTGAGAATCCATGAGATGCTATTCCCCGGCGCAATCGTAAACTTTTTCCGCTTGAGAATCTTGAACGTAGAACAAAAACGGGTACTCTGAAACGGAGTCGTCCCAACTTGGAATTCATCCTGCTGTCCCAATCCTATCGTATTGCCTGTTTCGATATCCCTCACTTGTCCCTGCTTCGCAAACCCCAGTTGATAGATCCCACTCACACAATTCGTCGTCGCACTCGCCGTCAGCGCATGTTGCTTCCGGCACCGAATATAGTACACTTCCACTATCGCCTTGTTGTTGCCGCTGTTCGTCATCGTAATCTCCAGCTGCGCACTCTCAAACTTGAGCGTCTTCGACCCCGGACTGCTCACTCCTTCGTTGTTCAGATCCGTCCACTCGCTAATCCCCAAATGCGCTCGAAGTAGTTGCGCCATATCACTTGCATGCAAATTCTCCGTTCCTTCCGCCGTATACAGCATTTCCTCGCTGAATCCGCACGCTCCACTGCCACTCGTCACGCTATGCAGTCGCCGGAATATCTGCTTCTTGAGACCCTGTTGACCACGCAATACCACATGATTCACCTTGCGAGCAAATCGAATCCACCGCTTCCGCCTGCGACGTGGCATCCGCTTATACCGATAATCCGTCTTGAAGTCATTATCATACGTCAACGGGTTGCTCTCACGTGTTTGCGCACGTGTCTTGGTCCGAGTTCTCGTCCTTGATCGCCGTGACATGAGACCCCGTGCCACCATTCCTCCTACACGTGGCAATAGCCGGAGCACGTGGCCCCGCCGGGTCATGCTGCGAGTCTTGACAGCCATCTTGGTCACCCGTGAACCCACAACTCTCTTCTCGGGGCCCTTGCTCTTATATAGCCCTTTCTCTCGGTGGTCTGGTTAAGCGTCGGTCGCCTAGTAACATTATAGGCGACCGAATCCAGACCGACACGCAAACGTTCGACTCACTCCAAAATGCCTCCTGCTCGTCGCCCCAGGCGTGGGAACCGCCCCGCACGCTTCAAGATCGCCGCCAAAGCCTTCTTTCTCACGTACCCGCAAGCTGACGACGTCGGCCTGCCGCAGCTCTTCAACTATCTCGTCAACACCCTCGTTCACGAAGCAAGTGGGAAACGTCCCGATCGCGTTCTCGTCGCACGGGAGCTCCACCAAGACGGTCACCCGCACTTCCACGCCTTCGTCGG